GCATCAGCCCTTCCGTATCTATTCTTCACAGGTGAGACAGCCATTGACGTTCCCACTACTCCTAGTGTACATATAAGTGCGGGAATTTGTGCGACCTTGCCCTGTAATGCAGAGCGTGGCTGTGTCGGATTACCTTGTACTGCTTCCGATGTATGGTGCAAGACAATGACTGCTGCATTAGTAAGACGGGCTAAGTACTTTAACTCTTTCATTACTGCACGCATAGATGCAAACTCTTCGCCACCATCAGTGGCTATGTCCATTAGGTTATCAATGAAGATTGCCTGAGGCGGGCAACCCCATAGTTCTTCAAAGGCTTCGACCTCTTCGTTGATATCCAACAGAGTGGGACTGGATTCAAATGACCACACAATATGGGCTGACTTCTGGAGTACTGCCTTAGCCCAGTTGGTATCCTTGTCCATCAAGTACTCAACATCAGTCTGATTCTTGCCGCTAATCATCGACGCAAGGCGCATAGCCATAGTGTGTGAGTTGGTATCTGCTGATACATACAAGGTAGGAACTTGCATCTTAAGTGCTAGACCAAGGGCTAACGTAGATTTACCTACACCAGGGACACCAGCAAACATTGATACTTCAGAGCGTCGACAAACAATCTTGTTGGTATTAAATGTTTTGAATACTGCGGGTAAAGGTTCACCGCCTATGTCCGAACGTCCGACACTTCTTACTAATGTTCTCATAGACTTCTCCTGTCTTAAGTTGGAAGAGGGATAGTCACCTTCCCCTGAATAACTACCCCTCCGCCAATTCTTATTCTAGCGTTTGTTGTTTCATTACCCGTTCGTTGGAGCGCATTGCTCCATTCCCTGAGGTTGTGGGCAAACCCACATTGCGTACTGCTTGCCGTTCTTCTTCGATACTCCCGATAGGAACTTGCGGTTGCCGTGAACGCAGGTCGGTGATGATAGACCCGTAGCGGACGGAGCCACTGTCGGGGCGGGTGCGGAGGTAGCCCAAGGAGGCGTGTCTACTGTTGAAGTAGTGGTCGCCAAAGGGGCTACGTTGTATGCACCAGCAATCATCTTGCTAGTTGCTGCAATCTGTGTTGAGTAATCAGAGATACCCTCTAGCAATACGCTGAGTTCATCTGCTGATGTCGCACGAATATTAATCAAGTCACCATTCGGAGACTTAACTGATACCTGTAACTTCCAGTTTTCTTCTGACATTATTTATCCTTTGTGAATTGGCAGTGTGCTGTGAGTCCACAGTAACTGCACGATTGTAGGTTCGGTAGAAATATACCAGCCTTTCGTGCCTTGTCAAAGCCATCAACAAAGTACTCAAGTGTGTCCTTGGTATATCTACTTAGGTCAATCATCTCTCCTGTCCCCGATTCACGAGACATCCAGTAGTTTCCTAGATTGACTTCAACACCTAACATCATCTCAACTCCTACCTTGTAGAAGCCAAGTTGTAAGTCAGATGCTGGTCGTCTTGCTGATGTCTTAAGGTCGACAATCACAAGTTGTCCGTTAACCTCAAAGATTCTATCGATGAACATCTTCACTGGTATACCAGCGATGTTCGGGTTTAACTCCAACTCGATAGCCTTTGCACCCTGTGGGGTGGTCCAGATTTTCCAGTCAGGATTGTTCTTGCGCCAAATGATGTAGTCATCTACCCACTTGGAACCTTGTTCATACCACCACTCCCCATTTTCCTTGCCAGGGTTGGCTTTCGTGGCACGTCCTGCTACTCGCGCCTTTGTAAAATCAAGTCCATCAATCTCTTTGAGCCACGCCTCGTGCCAGTATGTGTTAACCATTCTCAATGTCCCACGTTTCTGCTGCTAGGTGGAATGCTCGCCCACCTGCTGACCACACGGATGGTTCTTCTTCTACCTTGAGCAGTCGACCTAGGTAGTACTGATAACCACAGGTCAGGTATGTAGTAAAGGCTGAGTAACTGATGTGCTCTGGTAGTTCATATGAATCTAGTTTAATCATTGTCATCAACTACTGACAAAACATAAACCATATCTTCTTGCAGTTCTTCTACTGCTTTTCTTAGTTCGTGAAATGCAATTGACAACTCGACAATCATATCGTCGCCACTTATATATTCTTGCTTCTTAAAGAAGTGCATTGCTATCCCCTGTCTCTAGTTAGATAGTCCTCCTTCAGAGGACAGGAGTGACTCAATGAAGGAGAACTATCTAATGCTTAGATTATCATATTAAATTATTATTGTCAAGTATTAAATCAGATTACCCTCGGCAATCTGATTTTAGGAATACCCCCCTACCCCCCATAAATTAAAATTTATAGTTGGTAGAGAAGTGGTTCCCTCGTGTAATCTTCATTTGAGGTAACCCCCCCACTCTTGCGAGTAGATAAACCATAGCATAATTGTGGCATAAAAAAAGAACCCCACCACCTCGGCGTGTTGCCAAGATGATGGGGTCTTAAGACTTAGGTTACTTAGAACCCTTGCCGAACTCAGTTGCCTTTGGGTCTAATGCCTTGAGCACTGGACCTGCAACCGCTGCTACTGCTGCTGAGAGTAGAGCCTTTGGGCTTGTCTCACCTGCGAGATAGAGTGCAGTTACGGCAGCGAATGCTGCACGGAAGTACGTTGATGCGATTGCAATCAGTTTATCTTTGTTCATTGGTTCTCCTTAGGATTTGAAGACTGGCTTACCGAACCCTACAACAAAAACAGGTAGGGACTTCTTCAGTGCTGAGCCATTCTTCTTCTTGTAAGCACGCTTCTTCAGGCAGACTTGCCCTCCGTTGCGTTGGTCACCCTTCTTATCTGGGGCAGTGTTGCCCTCGATACAGGTAACTGTACCATCACCGTTATCACGGACGACGATTCCAACGTGGGAAATACGGTCAACTCCATCATTTGGGAAGTCGAAGAACACGATATCTCCTGGTAGTGGGGTGGCATCTACTGCCTTTTCCCACTGGTCTTTCTTCATAAAGGCATTGGCACCTGCTGGGGTGTAGACGCAAGAAGGAATCTTCAAGCCCACCTCATTGGCACACCAGTTCACGAATGAACCACACCAAGGTTGAAAGTTAGCCTTGGTAAAGGCACCGTACTTGGTTTCATTGTCCTTAGGACCTTCGATAACTCCGAGTTGTTCTCGTGCTATCTTGATGAAGTCGTTACGTTGACCCATTATTCACTCGCTTTCTTATCAACCTTAGCAAAGGCTTCATTGATTTCTTCTGCTGTCAGGCTTCCATCTGCTAGGTAGAAGCGGGCAAGAGTCTCAAGTACGCGGGCTGCACCTAGTGCACCTGCCAATACTCCTGCTTGCCATACTTCGATGCCTACTAGGGAACCAGCACCGATAACTCCGAGAGATTCTGCTGCAATAACAGCAAAGATTCTCATCATTACGCTTTTGAATGTGTCCATTATTCTTCGTCCTTTGGGTTACGTAGAGGATAAGTAATTGCCCAAGCCACAAGGGTTCCAGCAATTGCATACCCGACTACTGTCTTTGCTGACCCATCAAGGACGACCCAGGCAATAAACATTCCTAGCAAGGTCCATAGTTGGTCAATCATATCTCTTAATATCTTCAAGGCTTACGTCTCCTTACGGCTTTAGATTCACCGACAGAGGCTCCGCCTCCGCCAGTTGTTCCTCCACCAGAGGGGGTTCTGGTAGTGGATGATGCAACTGATGCTGCCATACCTGCTGCATTAACTGCAGCCTGTGCAGCAATAACAGATGCGACAATAATTTTCTCTGATTCTTCACGTTCTTCTTCTGACATATCAGCACCGATACTTGCGATAGCAAGCAGTGCTTCACCTGGGTCAGTGAAGATTGCGTTAAGTAATTCAGATGGGCTTTCAAGAACTACTAATGCAGCAGCCACTTCGGCTGTGATGACAACCTCATTACCATTCTCATCCTCACGGACTTCAACAGGTGTGTCAGGTGGTAAGTCTTGATAAGTAATACCAGCATCTTCAATAGCCTGTGCTGTAATCGGCGTGCCTTGAGAAGCCTCGACAAGTTGCTCTGCTACTATCTGTCTCTCTTCTGCAGTTGCAGTAGGAGGTGCGACAGGGGGTTCAGGTTGAGGTTCTTCTGGGACGACTGGAGGCGCAGCAGGCGCAGGAGGTTCAGGTTCCGCTGGCTCAGGTTCAGGTTCTGGCGTATCTGGTATTGGTTCAATAAGAGGGGGTTCTGATGGAGGTTCAGGAGCAGGTTCTTCCTCTACTGGAGCAGGAGGCTCTTCCATTGGAGGCTCACCGATTGAACCCTCAGGGTCAGGGATTGCCACAGGAGGTTCAGGTTCAACAGGAGGAGGTTCTTCTGCAGGGGCAGGAGGCTCTTCTGGTACTGGCAAAGGTTCGGGAACAGGCTCAGGTGCTGGAGGTTCTGCTACGGGCACAGGCTGGGGTTCTGGCTCAGGTTGAGGCTGAGGTACTGGAACTGGCTCTGGCGGTTGGATTGCAACAGGTGGTTCTGGAACGGGGACAGGTTGTACTGGCACGGGCACAGGCACGGGTTCAGGCAAAGGCGTAGGTTCTGGTACAGGAACTGGTACAGGTTGTGGGGTTGGTTCTGGTTCCACTGTTGGTGGGACTACTGGTATGGGTGTTGGCTCAACAGGAACGGGAACGGGAATAGGAGTAGGTGATGGCTCTGGGGTTAGCGGTGGCACTGGCAGTACTGGCGTTGCTGTACTGGTATCAGGTAAAGGAATAGGGGTTGGAGATGAACTACTCTCAGGAGTACTTGTTGGCAAAGGTTCAGGGGTTGGAATCACAGTTGGTGTTGGAGAAGGCTCGACAGTTGGTACAGCAGTCGGAGTTGGACTTGGCTCAACTGAGGGTACAGGACTCGGAGTTGGAGATGGTTCGGGTGAAACAGAAGGCTCACTTGAGGGAGTCGGAGTTGGAGATGGCGTTGGACTTGGCTCAGTCGAAGGCGATGGGGAGGGACTAGGAGATGGCTCAGGCGTTGTGGTTTCTGTTGGGGTTGGGCTTGGGCTTGGCGTTGGACTTTCTGTTGGTGAAGGTGATGCTTCGTTCGATTGAGGAGAGGGTGTCGGTGTTGGAGTCGGAGTAGGCGCTATGCCATTGTAATATCTTCCGATACCTGTGTAGTTATCACTGATGTATGTAGTCCACTCACCAATAAATCCACCTTCACAAAACAATCTAGCAATGTCACCCTTACCATTGAAGAAAGGGTTATCAGCATTCCAACCTATAGTTGAAGTACGTGTCTCTCCAGCAGGGTTAGCACAGATAACTGTTACACCTGAAACCATCAACTCTGGTGGTGTTGCTTGTGCAAGCATAGGAAAAAATAAAGATGTTCCAATAACTAAAGAGAATGCTGCTAGTGCTCTACTCTTTCTCGCAAAGGAGTAAGTAAATTTGGTCAACGCGTTCTTCCAATCGGTTCACTTGGTCTTTCACGGAACCGCCCCCGTTTGGTTTCAACTCATATAGATAATGCTTAACAAGCCATCTAATGAATCCAGCAAACCCTGCTGTTAATGTCATAAGGGCAACTGCTAAGCCAGCCCACTCTGTTGCTGTCATCGCTTATACCGTTCTGATTGTTATCTCAAGTACGCCACCGAAGCCATCGAAACGCTTATCGGGTGGTGTCATACGGGTGAATGTGACTTGTTCAATTACTGCCTGACGAGATTCGCCAGTTGATAAATCTTGCCAGGTAATAACGTCACCTGTTTCTTCAACATCTTCTAAAGATTGAATGCGGTCAAAGGCTCTGCCTTCGTAACCAACTATTGTGTTGTACTTGTCTGTCTCAATATCAAAGCAGTACACAGGAAAGCGCATCACACGCTGACGTGGAGTAGCAATGGTTGCCTTGGCTTGGTATCCCTTGAAGGTAGGACCCTTAGTTGAATCAGTTGCATCACGATAAAGAATAAACTTATAAGCAACATACTCTTGAGCAGTTGCAGGACTAGATGTTCCAACCTCAATAGGTGGGATTGCTGAGTCATAAGAGATGTGGTCATACTCAACGCCATCTTTGTCAACAGTTTCAAGTGTCATTGAACCGTAGGTAAAGTCACCACGACCAAGGAGACGCTTAAAGTTCTTAGGCTCAAGTGTTCCATATCGGATGTTACCTGTTGTGATAAAGCCAGTTGTGTTAAGAGTAGTTGCGTCTTCTACATAGACTGCTCCATCAGTAGATGATGCGTATGCAGTGGCAAACATAAGTCTATCGGTAACTGTTGGGTCAGTATTACCTGCAAAACAAACAGCAGTTGTTACGTGTCCAGTTGTACCGCTGTAGTAAATGTCATTAGCCCAAGCAAAGCGCAGGGTTTCTATTTCATTACTTAAGTCAATACGGATTAATCCTGGCTCACCAGCAACTGATGTAGCACACCATACATAGTGGTCACGCGCTGCAAAGTCATAGCAAGGCTGAGTTGTTTCTACAATCAGTGGACCATAAAGTATGGTGCCATCTTGGTCTGAAACTTGTGCAGCACGGATACCCTTATTAGTACCAATCATCATTCTTCCAAGGTAGTAATAAATCTTGTGGACAATCTCACCGACTGGAAACTCTGCAGCAACAACTGCTGATGTAAGAGTAGGCATTACTCCAGCACTTGAAAGGGTAAACTTTTGAATAGTTGATTGGCTGCCATTGTAACCAGCAATGTAGATTGCGGGACCTGATGCTGTGATAGATGTGTACACGTGACCAGGTGCGGTTTGAGTATATACAGGGGTAGGCATAGCAGTAGCGGTTGAAGAAAATTCATAAACTTTATTATCAGCACATAGAATAATTCTATCTTTTACATATTCCATAGCAGCATTTGATATTGTACCAACTTCGTCAAACATTTTAGTATTTGAATCTGAAGATGTAAGGGTCAATGCTTTTTTGTATATAGTCTTTTTAGTTGCTGTATTTGTAATCCAAAATGCAGTAGTTCCGTCATCACAGATAGCGTAGACAGGTGAATCAGTACCAGAATTGTAGTCAATGAAATGAACAGGATTACTTGGGTCTGTTACTTTAATCTTGTCTACATCGTACTCATCGTGGAGCAATGCACCAGTAAAGGTGCTCCACTTGATAGAGCGTAGATGCTGTTGTACTACACCATTAGATGCAATAGGACCAGTAGTAACGTGACCAGCAGTTACATTCTTGAGAAGAGTTGCTTGCCCTTTAGTCCAGACATTAACACCCTTTGATTCCTTGAAACGGTAGTGACCGTTCTCATCGGTAGTTGCTGGGTCATAGAAGTTAATACCTGAGCCAGAGTGGAATGACATCTGTGAACGAATCCACCAACCAGTCAATGACTGTTCACCTGGCTCTTGACCATTATCAAACTGGTCCTTGCGAAAGGGTGCAGTCTGGCGGATATAGGGACGTGAGTCATTGATGGCATAGATGAACGGTAGTCCACCAATAGCAACATCATAGGCTATATCTGTGTTCTGCCAGATGGAAGTAGATGAAACTACACCTACATCTACGGCAATAGAACGTTCGGCTCTACCTTCGGTTATGTCTCTACCAGCCACCGTATCTCCTTAAATTATAAAAAATTAGTGAGCAGTTTGTATCCTTGCTCAGGGATAATCTATTTACTTACACACTTGGTGTGGATTGTTCCACTTCTTCTGGAGTATTGCCTTCTGCCACCCAATCTAAATAATCTTGCCAATCACGATTGCCAGGTGTTTCAACAAACGAAAGTCCTACGCCATCAGAAACTTTAGTATAACAAATTTTACCATTTGGGTCTTTAATAATTTTATACATAATCTCTCCTTAGAGTTCCGCTGAAAAAGCAAATCGCGCACTTGCATTATTTGTTTTTATAATAATTCCATCGCCTCCACCGCCACCGATGCCTGAACTGCTTTCAAAAATCCACGCGGCATTTGTTCCGCTTTCGTTTATTGCAAAGTTAGCGCCGCTGAAAAGTACTGAACTGCCAGCGATATAGGCATTGTAATATGAGGTTCCTGTTGTAAATGAAAGCGATGGTGGCACTCTCATTGTGGTTGGAAACGGACAAACTGCCATAATGTAATTTGTTGCATACAAAAAACCACCAAACATTGGGTCGTTATCTGTACCGCTTGCTGCAAGATAGTAGTAACGCTGGCAAGCGGCTAATTCTCCTTGGATAGTAGCGGCATAGGTTCTAAAAGGTAGTGCCACGCTGCCGATGTCAATCTGAACGCCT